CCGCCCGGCTGCCTGGTCATCACGGCCGGCGTCGACGTCCAGGATGATCGTCTGGAGATCCAGATCACCGGCTGGGGACGGCATGATCGCAGCTGGGTGCTTGATTACCACGTGCTGCCCGGCAGCCCGAGTGACGACAAGCTGTGGATGCGGCTGGCTGAGTACATCAACGGCGCCGCTTTTGAAAACTGCCGTGGTAAGGCCATGCGCATCGAGGCCACCGGCATCGACACCGGCGGCCACCACACCCACATGGTGTACGCCTTCGTCCGCAGCGGCGCCATCAAGCGCGCCATCGCCTGCAAGGGCGCCAGCACGCCGGGCCGGATCATCCTCGGCAAGCCAAGCAAGCAAGACGTCAACCTGCGCGGCCAGACCCTGAAAAAAGGCGTCTCGCTGTACCTGGTCGGCACCGACACCGCCAAAGCACTGCTCTACGGCCGCCTGCACGACGACACCGACAAGCCTGCCGACGAACGCAAAGTGCATTTCAGCCACCAGCTGGAAAACGGGTATTATGATCAACTGGTATCCGAAACCTACAACCCGCGCAAGCAACGCTGGGAGCTGAAAAAGGGCAAGCGCAACGAAGCGCTGGATACCTGGGTGCTATCGCTGGCCGCCAGCCACCACCCCGAGCTGTACCTGCACAAATGGAAAAAAACCGACTGGGACCGCCGCGCCGCCATGCTTGAGCCAGACCAGTCCACAACACCAGAGCCGGACCACCGGCCAGCCGAAACCAAAAGAGAGGAGCCCACTCAACCCGCTCGCCCGGTTGAGCAACCCCGTCAGCGGCACGGCGGGTTTGCCAGCAGCGAGTGGATGGAGAGGCTATGACCACGCATGCCACCGACCATCAAGTAGCGCTCGCCAACGAAATCACCGCCATCCTGCGCGAGCGCATCGGCTACCACGAACAATTCGCAGCCCCGATAGCCGAAGCCATCGTCAGCGGCCTGGCCGCCCGTCGCGGCGGCGATGTGCTGTACGTACCAACCGGCACCCGCAATGCCCGCCAGCTGGCCGAACGCAACGCCGCCATCCGCCGCGAATTCAACGGCCGCAACCGCAAGCAGTTGTGCGAAAAATGGGGCATCAGCAAAACCCGGCTGTACGAGATCGTTGGCGAAAGATAGCGGCTGATTAAACCAGTCCGCCCCCGCCCCTAAAAAACCGGACACCCGGCCCGGCACACTCCGATAAACCCTAGGAGCCCGCCCATGTCCACCGCCACCGATATGCTCGCCAGATACCTCGCCGCCGAACAGGCGGTGCTGGAAGGCAAAACCGTCAAATTCGGCGAGCGCCTGCTCGGCATGGAAGACCTGGCCGAAATCCGCGCCGGCCGGCAGGAATGGGAGCGCAAGGCCGCCAGCGAAGCCGCCGGCACCAGCGCCCCGCGCATCGGCGGCATCGGCTACAGCCTGGCGCGGATGGACTGACATGAACGTATTCGACCGCCTCGTCGCCTGGTTCGACCCGCACGCCGGCCTGCGCCGCGCCCAGATGCGCGGGGCACTGGCGCATTACGAAGCCGCCAAGCCCGGCAAACAACGCAAAACCCGCCGCGACAGCCACTCGCCCGACCAGCTGGCGAAGGCCGGCGCCGGCCCGCTGCGCGCCCAGGCGCGGTTTCTGGAGCGCAATCACGATCTGGCGCGTGGCGCCCTGCGCACCCTGGTCAACAACATCGTCGGCCCCAACGGCATCGGCATCGAGCCGCAACCACGCCGTGCCGATGGCGGCATCCACGAAGACTACGCCAAAGCGCTGCGCGATGCATGGCGCGACTGGTGCAAAACCCCCGAAGTCACCCACCGCCACACTTGGGCCGAATCACAGCGACTGCTGGCCCGCGCCTGGCTGCGCGATGGCGAATGTTTCGCCCAGCAACTGATCGGCCCGGTGCCAAAACTCGACCACGGCACCCGCGTGCCTTTCTCGCTTGAGCTGTTCGAAGCCGACATGGTGCCGCTGGATTACGACGACGGCGACAAAATCCGCCAGGGCATCGAGCGCAACGGCTGGGGCCGCCCGGTCGGCTTCTGGGTCTACAAACAAAACCCGCTCGATGCCGGTTTGGCCTCGCTATCCGGCAACCTGCGCCGCATCAGCGCCGAACGCATGCTGCACCTTGCCGCCGTCGACCGCATCGGCCAGATGCGCGGCGTGTCCGAATTCGCCAGCGTGATTGGACGGCTCGACGACATCAAGGATTACGAGGAGAGCGAGCGCATTGCCGCCAAAATCGCCGCCGCGCTCACCGCCTACGTCAAGCGCGGCAGCCCGGAAGACTACGTTGCGCAGACAGACGAGCAGGGCAACCCCATCCCGCGCGACATCCGCATCCAGCCCGGCATGATCATCGACGGCCTCGGCGTCGGCGAAGAAATCGGCCTGATCGACACCAAGCGCCCGAACCCGAACGTTGCCCTGTTTCGCCAGGGCCAGCTACGCGCCGCCGCCGCCGGCATTGGCGCCAGCTACAGCAGCATCAGCCGCGACTACGACGGCACCTACAGCAGCCAGCGGCAAGAGTTGGTCGAACAATGGGTGCACTACGCCGTTCTCACCGACAAATTTGTCGGCATGGTCGTGCAACCGGTGTGGGAACAGTTTGTCGCCATCGCCCATTTATCTGGCGTGGTGCCAATCCCCGCCGATGTCGCCGCTAGCAGCGCCGACGATGCCCTGTTCATCGGCCAAAGCATGCCGTGGATCGACCCGTTGAAAGAGGCCAAAGCCAATCTGGAACTGGTTCAAGCCGGCTTCGCCAGCGAAGTCGAAATCATCCGCCGCCGTGGCGGCAACCCGCGCGACGTGCTGGAGCAGATCGACGCATGGCGTAAGAAAGTTAACGAAAAGGGGCTGACGTTCAGCAGCAACGCAGCCAATGAAAACCAGTCTGCCGGGCAGGTGCCGGGCAATGGAGAGCAGAATGCTGAATAAACTCGGTGGTCACGTAGCCCATCTCGCGACGGATGCGGGCGGCGCAACGGCGCTCTATGCCGGCTCAGACATGCTGTCGTGCGTGGTGGCAAATGGCGGCGATCATGAAATCATGATGGCGCAGGAGTGGCTGAAATCACGTGAACCAGGCGGCTACATTAACTTGTCGCCCAACGTATATTCGATCAGCAACGGCTTGGTTATCGATGTTGGTGCTGGTATTGGTATTCGCGGCAATGGCTCTTATCTTGATGGGCGAGGCGTAGCATCTGGAGCGTCGGCGCTGACACTTGCATCAAATCCGCCAAGTTACGGGCAGGTAATTTCCGGGGTGGACACCAACACCACGAACTACCACGGCAAGCGCGTCGAAATTGAAGGCTTCACCTTGGTTGGTTTGGCTACCGGCTCGCAGACCCATCATGGCATTGACATCAATATGGCACCTGCTGTTGCTACCCGTGCGCCGCGTCCGATCGTGCGCAATGTCACGATTGAGGGCTTTGACCGCCAAATCCGTCATCGAAACTTTGCCTATCTGGCAACATTCGTCAATGGCATTAGCAACAATGGGCTAAAGGCGCTGTCGCTTGAGGGTGGCGTTGATCAGGGTGAGCAAACCAACTTTATCGCCTGGACGTTCGGCAACAGCAACATCGGGCTGCATGTGGATACGCAGCCAGAAACTGGAACCGCAGAAAACGTCGACGTCAACTTTGATGGTTGCTCGTTTGATTACAACACGCAGCAAATTGTTTTTGTATCTGGCTATGGACGCATTCGCTTTAAACCCGGCTGCCATTTCGAATGGAACTCAAATTCGTCTAGTGCGCCGTTTGATTTGAGCGCGGCGGCAAGCAACCGCCTGCTATGGCTGTTTGACTCGCCCAATATTTTTCATACCGGAACGCGCAATTGGCGAACACCCTTTGTCGTTGGCAATAACCATGATGTGCGAATCAAGGATTACTACGCACACAACTTAGCTGGTGTGGGCATACAGATGACGGCTAACGGCAGCCCGACTGGCACTGAGACAGTCGTTACTGCTTTGGCGACAGTAACAGGCACTGGCCGATTCAAAGCTGATGGCATTTCCGACCTAACAAGCACCAGTCTGCCGCGCACACCTACCATTTCGGCTGTCAATAACTGGCTGTGCGATGGCGGATTTGAGCAGGCGTCGCTGGTTGATTTGTGGTTCGTTAGAGCTGGTGGATTTGGCGCCATTTCCCGCGTCACATCCGACAAGCACACTGGCTCTGGATGTCTGCAAGTGCCGATTACAACCGGCAACGCTACAACCAAACAGCTTGCTGTGCTGGTTCGTCGGCGTGGGCGTTTTGTGGGCATTTCAGCATTTCTTAAATTGAGCGCCGGCTCGGGCTCTATTGATCTGAAAATTGCCCCTGCGATCTGCAAGATAGAGACTGCCCCAGGAACAGCGCCGACACCTGAGTATGTTGGCACGCTGACGACAATTAACACATCCACCCTCTCTGCTGCCGGTTGGGGAAATACCGGACAAGCTGGCAACCAGTCGCGCTATGAACTGCCGGAATGGGCGACGCATGCGCTGGTAGTTATTGATGGCTATAACATCAACAACAACGGCGGCAATCTGCTGGTTGATGATGTGCATATTGAGACTTGGTAGCGCCGTTGCGCTGCAGCCCCGACTCTCTAACGACCCGCCCTTGTGGCGGGTTTTTGTTTTCCGCCACCAAATAGTCCGCCTCTCTCCCTAAAAAACCGGACACCTGTCCGGCCAAACTGATCGCCATCAATCAGGAGAGCCGCGCATGCCAGCCCCGTCGCCTTACATCATCCGAGCCAGCGCCAACCGAAGCGCCGAGTTGCTGATTTACAGCGACATCGGAGAATCGTGGTGGGGCGAATCGGTTGCTGCATCGAATTTTGTGCGCGAGATCGCGGCGCTGGATGTCGACACCATCACCCTGCGCATCAACAGCTACGGTGGCTCCGTCTCCGACGGCATCGCGATTTACAACGCCATCAAGCGCCACCCGGCTAACGTTACCACCTGTATCGACGGCATTGCCGCAAGCATCGCCAGCCTGATCGCTATGGCCGGGGATTCGGTAGAGATGGCAGAAAACGCCACGCTGATGATCCATGCGCCGTGGGGCTATGTGTCCGGCAACAGTGCAGAGCTGCGCCAGTACGCCGACATGCTCGACGTGTGGGCGCAAGCCATGGCCACCAGCTACGCCGCGAAAACCGGCAAGCCAATGGATGAAATGCTGGCGCTGCTGACTGATGGCGAGGATCACTGGTACACCGCCGAGCAGGCGCTGGCCGACAAATTCATCGATGCCACCACCGCTGCGCTGCCGATTGCTGCCAGTGCCCGTTATGCCGGGCTGCAGCGGTTTGCGCCGCCGGCCGATGTGGCTGCGCGCTTCGGCATCGAAAAACCCGTTTTACCCGCGCCGGCTGCCGCCGGCAAACAACA